GTTCATTACTTTTCTTGCTCTTGGCTGCTAAATCGCGACCAACCGAATAATTGATGGAAGTAACTTCAAAATTAAATCTCTTAAAGATTTCACGAATCTTTTCATGATCATTAATTGAAAGCATTACCTTCCCTTTGCAATTCTTCATCTTTTCAGCAAGCAATTCGTATTGATCAAGTGGAAAATCTATTCCGTAACCTGCAGTATCAAGATACGGCGGATCCGCGTAAAAGAAAGTATGCTCACGATCATATTTATCAAAGCAAACATCCCAGGTCTGATTTTCAATATAGACACCATTTAAACTCAAATGTGCTGCGCTTAAATATTCCTCAATCCGCAAAAGATTTAAAGAACGACCTGTTGTGGCATAACCGAAAGTTTGGCCAGAAACCTTCCCACCAAATGCATGCTGCTGAAGATAATAAAATCTTGCTGCACGCTGAATATCGGTAAGAGTGTCTGGAACCTTTAATTTTTCCCATTCAAAAATCTGGCGGCTTGATATACACCACTTGAATTGCCTTACAAACTCTTCTAAATGATTTTGAACAACGCGATAAAGATTTACGAGTTCACCATTTAGATCATTTATAACTTCTGTTTTAGCTTGATTTTCCTTTAAGAAAAATAAAGCAGCTCCACCGCAAAACAATTCCACATAACAAGAATGATCTGGGAATCTACTCAACAAATCCTTAGCTAAACGGGTTTTTCCACCTTGCCATGGAATTATTGGTTTTGATTTCATAAATATTTTCCTGTGCAAAAGCAATTGATTCTGATAGCCTTCGCAAATCGTGTGCACGATAGCTGGGCTTGGCTTTTGGCAGGCTACATCTGTCAGGAGGTCGAAGTGCTGTTACCGCAGTACTTCGTCCCCAGTTTTACTCGATATAAAAAACTCGGTCTCCATTTGGAACCGAGTTTTTATTGGGCAATAAAAAAGCCCACCTATTTAGATGAGCTTTTAAATTCAATTTGGTCTAATTTATACTACGACCAATTTAATAAAACTATACCTTAGTTAGCGCAAAAGTGGAAACTAATTTCTCACCTCATTTAAAGTTTCTTCCTTGTAACGTCTAGCAATTTTAGTCGCTTTTTTAATTTCTTCCTCTAATGCAGCAACCATTAACTTTTCATACCGTTTCCAAGTTTGACGATAAACCTCTGGATTCATCTGATAACTTCTAATACCAGCATAAACTAAACGCCCAGGATCTTTATGCCCATTTTCTAATTCAGGATCTAAAGCATAGTCAATAACAATACGAGCAATTAACCAGGCTAAATGATAAATCGCAATTCCTTCTGGCTCTCTTCTTTTATCCTTTTTGGCTCCATCCATCATGATTTTCGCCAGGTGATTCCTAACGTACTCATAATCCTGTTGTGATTTTCCTTCGGTCATAATGACCATTGCAACCGATTTTGTAAGTTGATCACCCATAGCAGCTACCACCCCTAATTTATCTTGAAAGTCTATTGACCTCCCATCTGTACACCTAACATTCGCAGCCCCATAAGATGGTGATTTAAGGCTTCCGCCACTTACGAACCATTCAAAAATTTGAAATCTTGACCAATCCATTACCACTAGAGACTGCATATTCACCACCTTATTTATTCAAATGCTTTTGGAACTCACTGAAAAGTAGTTCCTCGATTGGTTCATCAACACTTAATTCATGATCAAGAGACCAAGGATTTATATAAACTGTATCCCCACACATAACGGCGAGCTTTCCCTTAAACTGACAACCAGAAAATTCCTGACCGTATTTACCTGCATACAGCACAGCCAAAGCATCAAACTCATCTGTACTCAAAAATGCATTCATATTTATTTTCAATATGAAAAATTTCTTATCTACAGTCCAACCTACTGTTTCAATGTCACTCATAAACTCTCCTCAAACCTCTCTAACATCAATACCGTGCACCGTCTTCATCAGGTGTTTCTTGTTGCGATAACTTGGCAGCTTTCTAGTAGCAATAGATTTAACGTCCTCAACGATGTATTCGCCATTGATGAGGTAATAAGTAAAATCCGCAAAATATCTAAGCGCTGGCTTTGTACGTTTCTCCCCCTCTATCTTTGTTCTAGGTGCCAATTCAAATTTTGTATGATGCTCTAAACCAAAGATTTCACCGCGTTGTTGCAATGCTTTAAGTTCGATATACCGCTTGTATTCTTTGGTGCTATCAAAAGTCATTCCATCTAATTGAACTTTCGAGGCATTAAACTTATTACGACCCTTCTTAGCTTTGTGGCCATTTGGAAACTTTGAGTGATAGTCAGCTAAGCTCATGGATGACATCAAGCACCACCCTTATTTAAGCGATCCAATTCATTAGCAAAATGGCTATACATCTGAGACTTTTCAAAATCTCTAATACGACTTAATTCGTGTGCTTCAACTCTGTACTTCTGAGCCATTTCGCTTATTGATTTTTTAAGCTCATCCACAGTCGCTTGTTGTTCTTTTTGAATCTCCCAAGACCACTTTCCAAACTTACTCTCAAACTCACTCATGGCTGGCTCCCTTCTCAAAGAAAAAAGTCACTGGATTTGATTTGATTTCGATTAATCCAAAGCGGAGCAAATGACGTGCATGTGTGCTATCACGCAATAACTGCACATCACGATAATGAGCCAGCATCTTTCTCCAACCTTCCAAAGGCATAGATGACTTGTTTGTATTGCATGGGACGCAAGCGGGATTCATGTTTTCTAAGGTGTCGTTTTGTGGTCTTGTCATTTCTCCTGAAATCAACTTGCCACCACCAATATGAATTAAATCTCGTTTCACAGCTTCGATATGATCCGCATGCCACTTATCGCCAAGCAGCTCACCGCAGTAGGCACAATGACCACCGAATTTTTGCTTGAGCTCAGCACGTTGTTGCTTTGTTAGCTTCATACATTCGCCCCATCAATTAACTGCTGAATATTGCGAGGAATAGGCATACCTTCACGGCGGCACATCTCTGCGTATTCGTGCGGATTGTCGAAAGGATCTGGACCTAACTCATGCGTGAGTTCAGGTTCTTTTTCCTTGGCTTCCAGTTTTTGCACTGGTGCAGGCTTACGCCCATTAATCTTTAAGCGTTGCATTAGTGAATTGAGATGCTTTTGTGCTTCACCATTGCTCACAGGAACATGTTTAGGCTCTTTATGCTCTAGTTGTAGCGGCGGGGTGTAAAACTCTTGCTGACGGCCTTTTAATTGCGCTTTAGCCACCATCACATTGTAGGTCCCAAAGAAATTATCTTGAGCTGCTCTCATTTGGCCCGCTTCGATCAAATACATAACCTCGTCTAATGCGTACTTTGTAATTTGGGTAATCACAACCGAACGATCTGCTGTGAACTTACAAGCACGCGACCAAGCCTCTTCCGGAGACATCCAACTTTCACCAATACACCAGGTGCGGAATTCAGCAAACGAAGGCATGAAACGACCACCAGCTGTAAGCAATCGACCAAGTGCGTTGTTAAATTGATTTTGCTGAACCCCAGCAAGTGTTTTAAGTGAGATCTGCTCTACAACCGACAAAGGTATTGCGCTTTCACCTGTTACCGGGAATTGCTTATTGAACTGTGCCGCATAGACTGTACGAAGAGATGCGATTAATTGACGCACTTCGTTCAAAGTAATCTCATGCATGACCGATCTCCTCAATCATTGGAAACTTTTTTGCTGGGGTTACATCCACAATTTGAGATTGGTTTTGTTCTTCAAAAATATTTGCAAAGTAACCGGGCTCTTGTGGTTTTTGACCTGCAGTAGTGATTTTTTCTTGCTTCTTGCGGTTAGCAGCAACTTGTTTCTCGTTGTTTTGAACCCAAGAAAACCACTTAACCAACCAAAGGCTTGGTGTATTCACTGAACTTGCTTCGTTTGCAAAGTACCAATCTCCAAAGTTTTGAATCATTGTTCTCAAGTCTATTTCAGGTACTGAAACGAATCTCTGTTGAGCAAGTGAAATGAAATCGTATTGAAACTCTGTGTATTCAGAAACGAACTCACGCATTGAGTAACGCTTGTGATCTTCACTTTGGTACTGAGCAAATTGAATTGGAGGAATTTGAGAATTTTCTCCGCGCGCATTACTACTACTATCTATATATTGGTTATCGGTTAACGGTTTATGGTTAAGGTTTTTTTGGCTTTCACTTTCGGAACCCAAATTTAACCCACTGGGTTTTTCTGGATTTTCAGAATTAACCGAACCGTTTTCATTTTGGTTTTCTTTTGGTTTTTCCTTGCGTGGACGCCCACCTTTCTTTCCATTTTCGCGATTTTTATCGCCAATCTTAAGATATGCAGCAATTTCGGCATCACAACGTTTATTGTGAAAACCATCATCTTTCTCACAAAAGAACTCTTCCAGCACAATTAATACTGCTTCCCTTTCTTCTTGGGTATTTGCACGTAACCGACGAAAAACCGACTGGGTTTCTTTGGGTAATGGTTTTTCATTCAAGTAGTAGAAGTCTAAAGCTCTGCGATAGAAGCACTCCTCTACTGGTGTTAGGTGAGCTGTATCAACCATAAAGTCGCTAATATGATGTAAATATTTATACATGGATGCCTCCAAATAAATCTTGGTGTTGTGCATTTGGAGAAATCCAAAGGCATTCTTGACGGCTTACCCCGCCTCTATTTCCTGAGGCCTGAACTGATTTAGTTACTTTCTTCCATCCATCTAATCGGTTGTCATAAATAGGATGTTCATATCCTGAAAGAACTACTTTTCCCTCTACGGTCAAAAGCAAATCAATAAGTTCAATGTGATCTTGGTCTGCTAACTCATGTCTATAAGCAACTACATTTGCAGTTCTAGTACTTGTCACATATGGAGGGTCAACAAAAAAAAGTGTTTCTGGATGGTCATAAAGAGAAATGACTTTGGTAGCAGGTTGATTTTCGATAAGCACCTGCTTAAGACGCTTTGCAAAAAAAGCCAACCTTTCCGGATAGCGATCCCATAAAGAAATTTCATAATTCTTCTGGCGTCCACCAGCCATCCGAAACCCAGTACTACCCTTAGTAGCTCCTGCTGATCCAAATCCCATTTGTGCACGAATTATCATGCGTCTAGCCTTCTCTACTGGGCAGTCTGTATCTTCATAAGCTTGATAAAATTCATCACGTGAAAAAGGCGTCAAAGACAGTTGCTCCTCAAGCATTTGTCTTTGTTCTTCACTTCTTAAGACCTTAAACAAATTGACAACTTCGCTATCAATATCGTTATAAACTTCAATTGAGCTAGGTTGCTTTTTCAAAAGAACTGAAGCACCTCCTCCAAAAGGTTCAACATAAGTTTTGTGGTCAGGAAAATGTGAAATGACCCAATCAGCAATTCTGAACTTACCGCCGTGATAGCGAATTAAAGGGTGATTCATGGTATTCATGCGGCCCCCTTCATTTGATTCGAAATAAATGGATTGTTTGCTCTGGCAATTGCTGCCATAGGTTCAGGTGAGACACTATTTCCACACATATGGACTTGTTCTGTTTTGGTTAAGGGCTTGCCGTCATGACCACGGTCAATGATGTAAGACTGAGGAAACCCTTGAGCTGTGTACAACTCCCGCGGATAAAGCATGCGCATTTTTATATCCACAATTACCCATGGCTCCCCTTTAACCCAAACAGTTACAAGAGCTAGTCGGTCTTTAGTGGTAAGTGTGTCGATGGGTGCAGTAATGTCTCGAGCATCCCCATTTCCGTAGTAATTGATTAGGAAAGCTGCTACACGCAATGCGCCATCCATATTTTCTTTACTAAGTTCTGCTGTAACGAGCTGCTGTTGGCTTCCTTTGTTTGTAATGGTGGTTAATGGGTCTCTTAAGTCATGACCCGCAGTCTCATTGAAACCACCATTAGCCTGCATCATGTATGCAGTAACTAAATTACGTTGTGCTCCTGAAGCTGTAACAGTTCCTAAAGGTTGTGTTATGCAATCAAAGCCTTTACTCCATCTAGGGCTATCAGGCGTTCCCTCACCATGACCGATATGTACTAGCATTGGAGCTACTAATGCATGATGACCACCTTTGACTTGAGCGCATATCGTTGTTAAAGGCTCGAAAATTCCCCAATTACGTTGATGTGACGCATTTGCAAACTCTGTTAAAAATGGCGCTATGATTGGGCTGACAAGTGAACTATGTCCACCATATCCAGCAGTTGTCGTGCCTAAAGGTTCGGTAATTGCATGACCAAAACTCGTATTAAAATCCCTTCCAATAAAAGGAGCTGTATTTTTTACGATGTAAGGTTTTTTGGCATCAAGGACGAGTTTTTTCATACCTCGTGCAACTCGTCTCAAGGTCGCATCAACAAGAGGTTTTGGGCGATCAAAAATAGAATTACCCAAATCACTAAAATCAATGCACTCAGCTGCTTCACGCCATTTTTTTTGACCACGTTTAGGTTTTTTGGCATGAGTAGCTTCTGGCCAAACAATTGCTTGCCCATCACAACGTGCAACCATAAACAGGCGTTTACGAATTGTCGGAGCACTATAGTCTGCAGCAATAATCTTTTTCCATTCCACAACATAACCAAGTCGCTCAAGGCTTCTTACAAAATGTCGCCAAGTTTTTCCTTTCTTTTTTGGATCTGGCACCAAGAACTGATTATCTCTTGGAACATGTTCACCAGGTTCTGCAACTCGGTGTACCTTTTTTCCGTTCACATCAATTTTTTCGAGAGTAATAACACGACCTGTAGTTTTGTCTCGCTTAGCAATAAGAGGGCCCCAATTAAGGATCTGCTCTACATTTTCCAAACTAATAACGTCTGGTTTAACCTTGCCAGCAAACTTAAGAACGACCCATGAAAGGTCACGTATTTCTTTTTTACGTGGTTGACCGCCAGCAGCTTGCGAATGATGTGTGCAGTCTGGGCTTGCATGAAACCAACCGACTTGATAGCCATCACATATTTCAACTGGATCAACTGCAAAAACATCTTGAACATAATGCTTGGCGTGTGGGTGATTAGCTTCATGCATAGAAATAGCTTTAGGGTTATGATTTACAGCAACATGAACAGGCCTGTTTAATCCCATCTCTAAACCTGTGCTGGCACCACCACCACCTGCAAAAAAATCTACAATGATTTTTTCAGAGAAATTTAAATCAAACTGTGTTCTGAAAGAACGTTTAGCATCAACAAATGTATTCATGCTTCACCGCCCTTATTAAGCTGAATGTAAGTACTACCCAAGAAACGGATCCGACCAGCACGACCCAAACTTTTGATAAGTTCTTCAGCTTGCATATAAGTAATACGATGTTGACGAGCTAAAGCCTCTTTGAACTCTTCACGTTTAACTGCCGCATTTTTAGTGTCTGCCTTAATGCGCTCTAAGTTCTCTTCACATTTTTTAATTAATGCGCTAAGTGTATGAAGCGCTGGCTCAAACCAGCTCTGGATTATTTGCTGTTGATTTGATAAATTACTCATGTTCTGCGATTCCTAAAATTAATGAACACGAAAAGCTCGACCTGCAACGTCGGGCTTTTTATTTGCTAAAAGGAAGCTAAATATATTTTTGAATACATTTTTGAATTCATTTGAAGACGTTGTATTCATTGAATTATTTATGTCATTGGATGAAGATTGTTCTAAATCCATTTCGAGCTTTAATCTAATGGCTGCTCTTATCCATTTCGCCCGATCCATTCCATTTGATTTGGCTACATCATCAACTAGCACTTGCACTTCTTCAGGTACTCGAGTGCTTAAACTCACAAGTAATTTATTGCTTATGTGCATATCGTCTAAATTCATGTTTTGCATGTTTTTTCCTCTATATGTTTTGGTAGTGATATTTTTCTCATGATGTGTCCTAAGCGGTTTGTATTTGAAACTCTTTGAGTGATGGACAAAGTTCAGCTGCTTTGAATTCGCCTTCAGTAGCTTTTTCTGCTCTCATTGCTACCACTTCAGACATATTCCATCGTCCTGAAACATAGCCACTAATATTGGCTTGGCTAACTTTCAGGGCTTTTGCAGTGGCGACTTGACCACCAAAATGCTCAACAAGCTTTTGGTAAATGGGTTGCATAGCCATCTCTTAAATATAAGTGATATTAGAATAATATTAGCAAACTAATACTACGTCAATAAGTATTCTAATTTGATTTGTTATTAGT